TCCAGAACACGGGCTTGAATGGGCCGAACGGGAAGCGTATCGGCAATGCAAAGAGCATGTGGCGGCTACGCTTGACGGTGATAATGGCGATCTTCGCTTCGAGGTGATCCTTGAGCGAGAAGACATGGAAGTGGAGCTATTGGAGCCAGAACGTTACGAATTTCTTTCATCGAACATCGAGACTAGACAGCCCATAAAGGGCAACGACTTATGAAAAACACTACTAAATCAAATATCTTCTGGCGGTTATGGGCTTGTCTATGTCGGCTGGTTCGATTTGATTGGATGCCAGAGCCAGCGTTCGTCCAGATCCAAAATATATATCATGATGATGTGATGGTAAAGTCCGCTTACGATGCGGTGAAAACTGGCAGCACCGCTAGTTGGGTAGAAGACTTTGTTCGCGACATGGCAAAAAAATGTAAAACGAAAAACGGGAGACGATGCTGCGAAAAGTTTCTTTCGGATCATTTAGAGTGGAAAAGTAAAGTGCTTCTTCCTTTATCTAACAGCCCTGTTCTCGCGTCCGAGGAACGAGGATCGTGAGCAACGGGAGTTCTATTTTTCTCGACAAACACCGAATTTTCAACACCGTGACCTACCATGAGTAACGCCACAGACGACGCACGCATCGCAGAGCTACGCGATCAGATGACCACCAAGCAGTTTAAATTGTGTGAGGCTATTCTCGACGGTAAGAAGCCGTCAGAAGCCGGAAGAATTGCCGGATATGCTTCTGCTGTAACCACTTCCGGAGCATTGGCGAAGGCGAATGTAAGCGAATACATCAGCTTGTGCCGAAAGAAAGCCTCTACGAGCGCTGTAATGAGCCGTGAGGATGGCTGCAGAGCCGCCGCTGACATCGTGAGGGGTAAGGGTCGCTTCAAGGGTGCCAAGGCGTCTGAGGCTACTCCAGCGCTCACGTTCTTGGCCAAGGTCAACGGCTGGTTCGAACCGGAGAAGCAGGAGGTGACCGGATCTCTCGTTGACCGGATTCGTAATGGCCGATCCTAAGCACCTGTTGTCCTCGCTACGCTGCGGATTTTACAGACGCTGAGAATCCGTCAAGCTCAATCGCACCGCAAATTTCACAAGTCACATCACAATCAACAAAATAAAAATCATGACAGCAGAGACCCTCATCACTGAAACACGCGCCGGATTCGCTCTGGCAGGACTGTGCTCTATGCACAAGGCAGAGTTCACCAACCTCATTGGAGAGATCGAGCCTGTCGTCGTCGTGGCTCCGGCTTTCGGGATGTCAGGAATAGCTATCCGCTACATGAGCCTGAAGACTGACGACCGGATAGATATCCTCGAGAGTGCTGTCCAACAGGCTGAGGAGGCTGGGATCATATGAGCATTCCTGAACAGTTCCAGATCGTGGCAGTCGTCGTAGTCGCGATGATCGGATTCTACGCTGCCAGCTTCGCAGTATGTGCCGTCAGGAAAGCCTTTAGACTCAAACGCAGGAAATGATCGACTACAAATCCATCGACCTGAAGGACTACGAGATCCCTGACGACATGACTCAGGAGCTGCTCGAAAAGCGCCTGATGGAGCCACTCTTCCGAATCTGCAACCTCTACTGCATCCGGAATGACGATGGAGTCTACGAGAAGTTTATCCCGAACTGGCCGCAGCGTGTGGTCCTCTACTACATTTACATCCTCGGTCGCCAGCGTATCGCCATCCCGAAAGCACGTAAGCTCGGTTTCAGCACGCTTGCTGAGGTCATCGCATTCGACCGTGCCTACTTCTGCAAGGGTCAAGAGTCGGCAGTCATCGAACGTAGCCAGCCTGACGCATGGGAGAAGAAGAAGATTGTCGACCTGATGTGGGAGAAGCTGGATCCGGACCTCAAGAACGGTGCCGGACTGATCCGCGACAACAAGGCCGAGATCGCATGGTCCAACGGTGGCAGCGTCATGTTCGGTCTATCGGTGGTCGGTAAGACTCCGACATTCCTCCACATCTCGGAGTGGGGAATCATCGCCTACAATGACCCAGAGCGCTCCGCAGAGATCAAGGGCGGCATGCTTCAATCTGTGTCCGGTTCCGAGGCTGTCATCTTCGCTGAGGGGACGTTCCGTGGTGGCCGAGGGGGAGACTGGTATCAGATCGTAAACTCAGGCCTGAAGGTCGCTGAGAAGCACCGCACTGCGAAGGACTGGACCGTCCTCTTCTTTCCGTGGTATCTCGACTCACGCTACGAGCTTGATGGAGACTGCAGTCAGATCGATGCAGAGACTCACAGGTTCTTCGATGAGAAGGAGAAGCTCACCGGACACAAGTTCACGGACAGGCAGAAGCTGTGGTATTACAAGGAGAAGCAGCCTCAGAATTCCGGTCGCTGGGTGAAGCGGGAGTTCCCGACGACCATCGATGACATGTGGAGCGTGCGTGAGGACGGTCAGATCTACGCATCCTTCATGGACGCCGCTGCTCTGGCCGGACGCATCAACGACGACATCCGGCACTACGACATGCTTCCGGTCTACGCTGCACTCGACATCGGGGCTCCGGAGAATACGAAGCTGGTGATCTGGCAGGAGGTCGGTGACCGCAAGATCTACCTTGGAGCCTACTCAGGCAACGGTGAGACGCTTGCAACGCCTGCCCAGTGGTGGAAGTTCATGTCGGGTCTCGGATACCTCTACGGTGGCGTGTTCCTGCCTCACGACGCGGAGCACAACTCGTGGCACCGTCTGTTCCTGCAGGCCGGATGCTCGGTCGCCGTAGTGCTTAAGAGGCCGATGAGCGAGTGGGACAACATCGTCGAAGCCCAGACTCAGTTTAGTCGATGCGAGTTCAAGTACAGCGACAGCAACGACGACGGATGCTGCGTCTACGATGAGGATGGCAACGACATCGGCCTGACCACGGCTCTAGAGTGCTTCCACTGTAAGATCGAGACTGCGTCCGGCAAGACGGCTCGGGAGACTCCCGTGCATGACTGGTCGTCTCACTTTTCCACAGCGTTCGGCTACAGTCATCAGGCGGCAAAGGATGGCCTGCTGGTCGACCGGAGTGCGATTCCAGTGAAGCAGGGTCTAGTTCAGAAGCCTCGGGTCAGCATGGGTAGGAGACGGCGATGACCGCACCGATCTGGAGAGCTAAAGCCGCGTACGAGGCGCTCGAATGCCCGTACTCATGGGATGAGGTGCTTAACGCTCATCTCGCGCAGGGATATTGCGTCAGCGCTCCGGACTACTTCATTTGCGCTCGGCCTGTGGATAAGGACGCACACCTCTGCGAGATCGAAGATCCGAGCTTCGAGTTTCCGTTGCAATGTTGCAATGCGTGGTTCGTGTACATCGCAGCAGGAGATGCACTTCCTTCACTCTGGACAGTGCTTCCGCACAATCTACGGTGGGTCATGTTCTACCGATGCGACGACAAGCGTCGGATTTACAGCAATGACCGAATAAGGAGATTATCACATGGGAGGCTCGAAACCTAAACCACCACCGAAGCCAGCGCCGATTGCCACGCCTAGCGAGGCCGACACCGCTCAGGCTAAACGATCCAGCCAGCAAGACGAGATCCGTCGCCGCAAGCGCCAACAAACCGTATTCTCGGGTGATAGTGGTGCAGGCTCGAAGAACGTCCTCGGGTAATGGCACGCAACAACTACAAGGTCGACCCGACTCAGGTCTTGGATGAGGCCAAGGCTGCGAAGTCTCACTACGACGGCCTGTGGTCTACGCTGCACAGGGCGATTGGTGACTACTACATCCCACAGAAGAGCGCCATTAACACGATCAAGCCTCCTAGTGCCACCGAGTGGTCGGAGGGGATCTACGATACCACAGCGGTTCATGCAGCACAGACGTTCACTGCAGGCTGCTACGATTTCATGCTGTCCGGTGAGTTCTTCGACTTCGAGGCTCCCAAGAAGGATGGCGTATCACACCCGATTGCACGCGACTGGTATCACAGGTGCGCTGAGATCGTCCTCGAGCTGATCAATGAGTCCAACTGGTCACTGAAGATTCAGGAGCACTTACAGGACCGCAACACCTTCGGGACGGCCACTCTGGATCTCGAGGAGGGCGACAAGGCTCTCTTCAGCTTCCGGACGACCGACGTGGGCAAGTTCTTCCCGCAGTCCAACGATGACGGCTACATCGATACAATCTTCTACTGCTACGAGTGGACAGCTAAGAAGCTGGTCGACAAGTTCGGGGAGGACAACGTATCCAGCGGGGTCATCAGTGCCTACAGAGACCTCAACCAGAAGGCTACGAAGAAGTTTACGGTGTGGCGTAAGATCGCACCACGTCCGGCCTCTCAGCGAGACTCAGGTCGCATTGACGGACTCAACAAGGAATTCCTGTCGTGCTGGGTCGAGGAGAAATCTAAGCACGTTCTCTACGAGTCCGGCTACGATGAGCAACCATTCGTGGGCTCACGCTTCGCTCAGTGGGGCGACAGTGACTTCGGATGGTCCCCTGCAGTCCTGATCCTCCCATCGGTCCGGACGTTGAACGATGTCCTCAAGTCCCTCGTCGCTTTGGGCGAGATCAAGGTGTGGCCTCGGACGATGGTCCCCGACACGCTCAAGGATGTCATCGCGTGGGAAGCCGGAGGCGTGACCGTCTATCCGGACAGCACGAAGAATCCTCCGCAGGTGTGGGGCGATAACGCTGGAGACTACATGGCAGGCAAGGACATGGTTCAGGAGTTCCGTGAGATGGTGAAGGATGCCTACCACGTCGACCTGTTCAAAGCTCTGGCCGAGCGCACGAAGACAATGACGGCGACCGAAGTCCTCGAGCTGGTTCAGGAGAAGCTGGTCAACTTCCGGCCTACCTTCGCACGCTTCACGAGTGAGACGCTCGATCCGCTGCTCCTCCGGATGTTCCGGATGGCATTCAGGGCAGGCAAGTTCCCTCCGGTTCCGGCAGAGGTCATCACCGAGGAGAACGGACAGCTCAGTATCCCCGAGCCTGCTCCGGTCTACGTGTCCAAGGTGGCACGAGCCCTCCGCGCACTGGAGAACAAGACGACTCTCGACTTCCTGCAGCAAGCATCCATCCTCGTGGAGATCACTCAAGATCCGACCGTCATCACGGACAACTACGACATGGACGCCATGATCCGTGGGTTCGGGGACAACTCGAGCCTGCCGACTGAATACAAGCGTGCCGAGAAGGACCGCGACGAGATCCGGTCAGCACGAGTCCAGCAGCAGCAGGCTATGATGGCCGCAGAGCTTGCGAAGACCGGAAGCGAGGCCGCACGCAATGTGTCTCAGGTTCCGCAGGAAGACCGTCAACAGTTTGCAGATGCTCTTGACGTGTAATACTTTATGTCAGATCAACAACCCACCAGTAACGAACGGCCTCAGACCGAGGCTGAAGTCCAAGAAGATAAACGCGCCCAGCACTTTCACCGAGTGTTTGGGCGCGATAATCTTGAACGCAACACGTCGCAGAAGTTTGTCGTGGAGCTGCTCGAAAATGTCCTCAAGGGGCAGACCTTTCAGCAGAACCCGAAGACTTTTGAGTATGACCCGTATCACGCAGCACTCCGCGAGGGTGAGCGCAATATGGCTCGTGCCATTCTCATGGACATCGAGCGAGAGCCCGTATCCAAAGTAACTAAACCAACAGTAACCAAATAAAATGCCAGAAGAAACACCAGTTGAAACCCCTTCGGTCGAGACTCCTGTGGAAACACCACATGTCGAGACTCCAACTCCGGAGACACCTACCACGCCATTCGCCGGATTCTACGGTGAGAACGGCCTGAACCGCGAGGCACTCGAGAAGCTCCCTGAGAGCGCGAAGCCTATCCGCTCGATGCTTGAGAAGTATCCGAACGAGGAGGCCCTCTACGGAGGGATTAAGAACCTCCAATACCTCGCCAGCCAGAAGAGCCTGCAAAAGCTCCCACCGGACGCTGACGATATCCAAAAGCACCAGCACGCACAGATGGTGAAGGAATACTTCGGTGTCCCCGACCAGCCAGACGGCTACGGTGTGACGAAACCGGAAGAGATCCCAGATGAAATTTGGGACGCTGAAAGCACCAACGAGCTGCTTGGCATCCTCCACCAGCACAATGCATCACCCGAGCTTGTGAAGGCTCTGGCCGAGCATCAGGTCAACGGGATCAAGGCCCAGCTCGAGTCGGTCCCCGAGCAGGAGAAGGCACGTATTGACAGCATCAATCAGGAGCTTCAGGGTGCATTCGGTAACGAGCTGCCCAAGGTGGCTGAGACCGCACTCAAGGGGCTCCGCGCTCTCGGAGTGGAAGTCCCCGAGTCCGGCAACATTGCCGAGATGACGATCAGCTACATCGACATCGTGAAGGCCGGACAACGCATGACTGAGTTGATCTCTGAGGACGTTGTCTCTCGTGGAGCCGGACGTGACGCCTCCGGAATGACTGCCGGATCCTACCGCGATCAGGCACTCGCCATCAAGACCGATCCGTCGAATCCGTTCTACTCGGACTTCGCCAGTGAGGAGCCATCGCGCCAGAAGCGTGCTCAGGCCGAGTTCAATCGCCTGATGAACCTCGCATCCACAACCAAGTAAGCTATGAGTGAGAAAGTTACACTTCAATGCGTGGCCGATGCGTGTGGTGGGATGCACCGGAATACCGTCAGCAAGATCCTACGTGGCAAATACGACGGCGATCCAGAAACGATTGCCAAGGTAAAGGGCATTGCAGCCGAGCTGGGCTATGAGGTTCCGGTCGATACTGTGAAATCCGGTAAGGCACCTGTGGCCAACAACGAACTTCCTGATGGCGTGCGACTCGTTCCTGCCGATGTGAAGATGACTCGGGATCACAACTGGACGCTCCACTACACCATCAAGGTGGCCTGCGAGTGGGAATACGAGAAGGATGACAAGGGCAACCCGATCCTCGAGACCCGCGAGGCAGTGGACTGGGAAGACCGTCACTTCCAGCAGTGCCTGAAGGATCGCCCGACGTTGCGTCAAATCGACCTGTATATCGCCCAACAGCGTGCAGCGATACCTGACATCGACTAGGGCGTTCAAATCCTCTCATCGAGCCTCACGTTAGCGCGTGGGGCTTTTTTGTGGTTGCACCTTCACCCTTGTTGCATTCGCCGCAGTATTGCACGGTGGAATTCAGAGAGCAGCGGAGAGACACCTGTATATCAGCCTCAAAGCCTTTCGTCCTGCTGGGGGAATTCTTCCCAGTATGTCGTAGGCCGGACTCAGTCCGATACCCGATGACGACCTAAACACTCGTTTTCAAACTAATACAGGAGATAATACTATGGCATACGAACAATTGCCCGCGCACTTCCGCGAAGATTTCTCGACCACTTGGGAGGCCCGTATCGCACGTCGCGTTACTGACTTTTTCGCCCATGTGAAAAAGGTCGATCTTCAAGGATACAAGAAGCGCTACAATCAGTCCGAAATTTTGGACATGCAACGTAAGACTGGCCGTGCTCAGAAGACTCGCATCTCTGAGCGTCAGACTTACTTCCGTTGGTTGATCGCCCACGAGGTCGATCTTGCCGAACTGCTCGATGAGTGGGATGAGAAGAACCTTGGCGACATCGCTCTTCCTGATTCCGACATCATGATGCAGCAAGTTGATGCCTACAATCGTGAGGTTGACCGCACCATTAAGGAAGCCGTCGAAGGACTGGCAACTGTTGGTGAGGACGGCACCTCGACTCAGGCTCTCACTCAAGTCGTCGATTCCGACTATGATGACGGTGCAAACGACTCCGGCCTCTCTCTGAAGAAGGTCATTCGTGCGAACCGTTACTTCAAGGACAACGACCTGAAGCGTGCAGCTCGCGTCTTCGCCTACGATCCGGAAGCTGAGGACAACCTCCTCGCAACCGTTGAAGAAGTGAAGTCCAGCGACTACATCAACATCCAAGCGATTGCCGATGGCACCATCGAAGGAAAGATGTGGCTCGGCTTCAACTGGGTGTGCCACACCGGACTTACTGAAGTCACTGGTGGTGGTGGTCAGGGTGGAAACATCGTACGCAACCTCGCATGGGCAAAGGATCACATCCGTTTTGCCGATGGTGAGCGCCGTGCATATGCGGACATCCTTCCTCAGCAAGAGCACGCTCTTCAAATCCGCACGACCGCTCGCATGGGCGCGTATCGTAACGAAGAGAAGGCTGTGGTTGCCATCAACTCTCTCATCACTGCCTAAATCTAGGCTTAGAAATAAAGGAGATATAATACTATGGCTGCTGACGCAACACTCACCTCCGCAACTGCCGCTGTGCAGGCTGCACCTACCGCGAAGACTAAACTCGGGAACGTCGAAACGACTCCCGCTCATCGCGTTGTCGTGGACACAGTTACTCTCACCAAGGCTCTTGAAGTCGGTGATAAGTTCCGTGTCCGTCTTGTTCAGGGTGGATCTAAGATCCTTCCTGTTCTTTCCGACATCATCGAAGCAACTACCGCTTCGGCACTCACGCTCGACGTGGGTATCTATGGGGTAGCCGCTGACCGTGGTCTCGGTACCGTAGTCGATGCCGACATCCTCGCTGATGGCGTGGACTTCGCAGGCTCTGGCGTTTACATTGCGCGTCCTTACGACGTGCCTACCACGAGCACCGAATACTGGATCGTGGCTGAAGTGAAAGCCGTGACTGGGACCGCTGTAGCTGGCGAGACAATCGACTTCTACACCGCTATCAACTCTGCGAACTAACATTCGTTACTGATGGGTTAGTTGAGGCCACCACTGGAAACGGTGGTGGCCTCTTTACTATCCGGAGAACACAATCCAATGAACAAGACAGAAATCGCCAACCTCGCACTATCCAAGGCCCGAGAGCAGAAGATCTCAGGCAACGTGGACACGACCACCGAGCTGATCGCTGAGACAGTCCTCGAGCATTACGAGAACAAGCTGAAGGAGACGCTCTCTCGAGTCCGTCCTGCCTTCGCACAGAAACGGAAGGGACTCGCACGGAACGCTACGGCACCGGAATTCGAGTGGACCTATTCCTACATTTTACCGACCGACTACGTTGAGCTTGTCCGGTTCAACGGGGCCGACATCAAGGCCTGTAACGACTACTTCGAGATCGAGGGTCGTGGACTGCTGACCGATGAGGACACAGCGAATGTCGTCTACATCCGATACGAGGAGGACACGAGCCTCTACGATTCGGAATTCGTAGCTGCATTCACAGATGCACTGGCAGCAGAGATCGTGAACGCACGACGCGGGGACGCACAGCGTGCTGAGGCGCTTATGCAGTCCAGCGAGATCAAGGCACAGAAGTCGAGTGCCAAGGCCGCTCAGGGACGTCACAGGACGAACGCTCGTGACAAGATTCTGTCGCGCTCACGCTGGACCGGAACGACACGCCGGATCAGCACAAATGAAACCACGTCCGGCACTCAGGGCGTCATGATCGACTAATGGCAAAAACACGCAAAGACATCAACCACCTGAACGCTGGTGAGTGGTCCACGAAGGTCTACAACCGCTCCGACCACGAGAAGCATGCCAGCGCCTGTCGGCAGGCTAAGAACGTCATCAGCACGCCACACGGTGCAGTAACGAAACGTAAAGGGTTCGAGATGGTGGCTCCGGCGAAATACGATAACCGGATCTTTCGTCCTGTTCGGTTCCGGTTTTCCAAGTCCGACACGATGCTGCTTGAGATGGGGCATGAATACGTCCGGTTCCATGTGAACAGGAAGCAGGTGCGCGAAACCGCAAAGTCCCTTGAGTCGGCAACTGCCGCCGATCCGGTGGTCGTGACATCAACCGCACACGGGTATAGCGACGGAGACGAGGTCTACATCGACGATTGCGAGGAGATGACCGAACTCAATGGTCGCTGGCTTATCGTGTCGAACAAGACGACAGACACGTTCGAGCTTACCGACCGCGATGGCAATGACATCGACGGTAGCGCATGGACGGCAGAATCTACAGGAGGATTCGTCGAGAAGGTCTACGAGATTGCTTCCATTTACGAAGAGTCCGAACTCTACGATCTCGACTACGCGCAGAAGAACGACGTCATGTGGTTCTGCGATGGGAACAACCCCGTGCAGCGCCTGATCCGGTTCGGCCTGACCAACTGGACGTTCACGGAATACGAGTTCGCGTTCCCTCCGGCGCTCGACCCGAACGTGGAGGCCGGACAACTCCTCGAAGTTGATGCGACGACCGGAACGGGTGCGACAATGACTGCATCCGGCCACACACCGTTTACAGCAGACCACGTTGGCAGCTATTGGGTGCTTAGGCACTTCCGTGAGTCGGAGGAGATCGCTGCCTCTGGAGTCACTAATGCTATCAAAGCTCTGGGCAATTTGACGTTTGAGACTTCGGGTAAATGGAATGGAACTGTGACCGTTTACAAATCTATCGTAGAGTCGCCGAATTTTTCAACTTATACCGCATCCGAATGGATAGAGGTCGGGTCTTACACTTCCGCTTCTGCTGATGAAAATGGTAAAAATTTTAACGTCCGCTTCGAGCAAGAGGATGAGGCTCGCTACTACTTCTTGGGTGGCGATGTGTCTTCGGCAAAAGCCACGCTCCGGTCTGAAGCTTCGCTTGTCGAGGGTGCCGTCAAGGTGACCGCATTTACCAGCAGCACCGAAGTTACCGTGGACATCGTAGAGGATCTTCACTCTACCGCTGTGACCGAGGACTGGTCTGAGGGCGCATGGAGCGACGTTCAGGGGTATCCTGCTACTGTCGCGCTCTTCGAAAAAGCCCTATGGTTCGCTCGGACAGACACATACCCGCAAGGGATCTGGAAGTCCGAAACCGACCTTTTCGACAGCTACAAGCTTGGCAACGAAGACACGGACGGCCTATTCATTGAGTTGGACTCCAAAGAGCGTAACGACATCCTGTGGATGGTACCGAGCGACAAGCTCATGATCGGCACGTCCGGCAGCGAGTGGACGCTCTCCGGTACCGACTTGAACTCCATCATCAGCCCGACGAACATCGTGGCACGCCGTCAGGAAAACAAGGGTAGCAAGGACATCCGTCCCGAGACAGTAGATGACACGATTATGTACGTGCAGCGTGGCAGCACTGAGAGGCTCCGTGAGCTCGCTTTCAGCCTCGAGAGGGACAAGTTCCACGGAGCCGACATGCAGATCTTCAGCGAGCACCTGACGTCATCTGGCATCGTTTCTGTGGCCTATCAGTCGGTTCCTAATCCGATCATCTGGGTTTGCTGCAATGACGGACGCCTGCTGTCGTTCACCTACGAAAAAGACCAGAACGTCTACGCATGGAACCCACACGATACGCAGGGATACTTTGAAGGAGTCGAAACGGTTTACTCTGCCGACGACGACGAGGTGTGGGTCTGCGCCAAGCGGACTATCGACGGCACCGTCCGAAGATTCGTAGAGCGCTTAAGCGGGGTATATAACCCATCGGTCAATGTCTACGACTCCGGACAAAATGAAGACGCGCAAATTTGCTTCTGCGTAGACACGACTGGAAGTATGAGATCCATCATCGAGGATACGCTCGAACTAGCCGATCAGATCGCATCGATCTATGGCTCTGCATATCGAGATGTTCAGTTCGCATTGATCGGATTTAAGGATGAAGACGATGATCCTGTCTTTGATCCTATATTTGATTTCGCAAGCTACACTTCTTTCAGGGAGGAACTTGCCGCTATCACTGTTTTTGGTGGTGGCACGCACCTCCCTGAAAATGGCTATGGCGCTATCGTGAAAGCGTGCGAAGACCTTAGCTGGAGAAGTGGATACGACCATCAAGTGCTGCTGTTTACAGATGAGGCGAGCCATGAGCGAGGTGCGACTCAAGCTGAAGCTCTCGCAGCCTTAAACTCAGTCGAAGCGGAGTTTATCTACGGGACAACCACGAAGGCCGGATATACCTATCTGTCTAACCAGACCGGAGGATTTAACTTCACCAGCGTAGACGACTTCGTTTCACAACTTGGCGGCTTTGTCGTCGTTCCTGAAACTATCTCAGGCAAGCGCTTTTTAGACTGTTCGAGCTACTTCCCACAAAACACCTCCTTATCTATCAACAAGCTCTGGCACTTGGAAGGTGAGGAGGTTTTTATCCTTGCAGACGGCTACGTCCTCGACCCTCAGACTGTCACCAACGGCACGCTGACGTTCGACCAAACTTACTCCATCATCTTTGTGGGCTTTGGCTATGATGCCATTGTGCAACCGCTCCAGATCAACGCCGACCAGAACGTCGGTTCGTCCCGTGGCTATACGAAGGTCATAAGCGCCGTGTACGCCTCTCTGATCGATACCGCAGGTATCAGCTACTGCGACGGCTCCAAGGACGCTAGCGGGGCGCTGAAGTACCGTAGCGTGTCGTTCCGTGAGGGCAACGCCGACCAGTCGCTGCCGCCTGCACTGTTTAATGGAGACGTCGAACTCATGACGAACACCGGACACGAGCGTGACCCCGTGGTCATTCTAAAGTCGTCTGACCCGCTGCCCTTCACCCTTGCTGCACTCGTCATCCATTACGACGTTACAAGCCCATGATGCAACTACGAGCATACAACGAAGAGGACCATGCAACCATTGCATCGTGGTGGCAACGCCACGGAGCAGGTGTAGTGCCGCACAGTGCATTGCCGCAGACAGGTTGCATTGCCTACAACTACGAGGACACGCCGTGCGCTGCGGCATGGCTTTACATGGACAACAGCGTCCCGTTCGGACTTCTGGCTTGGCCAATCGTCAACCCTGAAGTCGGTGCAATCGATAAGTTCAAAGGGCTCAACCACTGCGTCGAGTGGCTTACAGTTCACGGGAAAAATCTCGGATACAGTTCAATCGCTGCCATGAGTGCCGTTCACTCAATGAGCAGACTCATCGAAGGTCATGACTACAAGATCATGGCCAAAGGAGTAGAAGTTTTAATGAAAGGATAATAATGGGATTTATAGCACCAATCCTAAGTGTCGCAGGTACCGCCATTCAAGTGTACAGCAAATATCAGGCTGCATCGTATGAGGCCGATATGCAGAAATATAACGCCCAAGTTGCAGAAACCCAAGCGCAACAAAAGCGCATGGAGACACGAGAGAAGATCCGTCGCCAGCGCTCAGAGAATGATAGGTTTAAAAACACGCAGCGTGCAGCATTCGCAAAGGCTGGCATCACCGGAACTGGCACACCTCTGGCAGTCATGAGTCAGACAGCCGCTGACCTCGAGCTGGCCGCACTGGATACGGCATACGCTGGCGAGTCTCAGGCCCAGTCCCTCATGCAGAAGGCTGCAGTCAACCGGTCAAACGCAAGGATGACTAAATTC